AATACTGCGATACAGATTGGGTTTCTTGGATTGGAATAGATGACCGATACCGACCACACGCCTTAGACAAGATAGATACCTGTGAAGCGGATGTTCTAGCTCTTGGCTTCCAGTACGACACCGGGCAAATCTGGACACCTGCAAACGTAACTGCTGAACAGATACTAAGCCTGCATGCAAACATGATTCCTTGTGGCTCACCAGTTAGGCGATGGGTCTGGGAACGCAACACATTCGATCAGAGAATTGCGCCCTATGATGACTGGTGCTTTTGGGTTGGAACAGCAGTGTCAGGTGCTAAGTATGACTGCACTCTCAACATAGATGTTGATTACGCTTACGCTGGTCACTGGGTTCCAAGCGACTCAGAAGCACGAGCTACTGTCACGCAATACTTAATAGATCAGTTAGGCATCTAGGCAAGTAGAATAGTTAAGACTTAGGAGTTACATGGCAATCACAAATGGCTACGCCACCCTTGCACAAGTTAAAGCAGCACTACGCATCAGCGATGCCGTAGATGACTCATTACTTGAAATGGCTATTGAATCAGCATCACGCGCTATTGACGGACACGCGGCCCGGTACTTCTATTCATCTGGAACAGCCACACGGTTATATGCAGCAGATGATTCTTTCATTGTCCAGACTGATGACATTGCAGGAACTGCCATAGTTCTACAAACCTCATCCGCAGGCGATGGTGTCTTTGATACAACGTGGTCGCCTATTGACTATCAGCTAGAACCGCTGAACGGAAACGTAGACGGCCTTGCAGTTCCATTCACTCGCATCCGCGCTGTTGAGAACTACTTATTCCCAGTGGAAGTTGAGCAGGCTCTTGTCAAAGTAACCGCAGTCTTTGGTTGGGCATCTGTTCCTATCTCAATTACGCAGGCTTGCATTATTCAATCAAGCCGTATCTTTAAGCGTTTAGATTCGCCACTCGGCATAGCTGGCTTCGGGGACATGGGCGCAATGCGCGTTAGCCGTTACCTTGACCCTGACGTTGAGCAGTTGGTTGCGCCTTATCGCCGGGTTAGGAACTTTGCTTAATGGCTGACATTTCAGAGCTACGCGCTGGGATCAAAACCAACCTAGCAACGATTACAGGCTTACGGGTTTCAGACTTTCAGCCTGACAACATCAACCCACCAGTTGCCATTGTCTTTCCTATCAGCGTTAATTATGACGAGACATTTGCGCGTGGAATGCAGACCTACACGTTCTCAGTTCAGGTAATCGTAGGCAGGGTTTCAGAACGCTCTGGGCAGAACTCCATAGATGCTTACATTTCAAGCACCGGGACTAAGAGCATTAAACTAGCGATAGAATCAAACAAGACACTTGGCGGCAAGGCGTTCGATCTCAGAGTTACAGATATGCGCAACTATGGGGAACTACTTGTTGGTGAGGTAAACTATTTATCGGCAGAGTTCGTAGTTCTCTGCTACGCAGACTAAGGAGCAATACCGAATGCCAAAATTCGCAGCAACGGATTACAAAATCACAGTGGCTGGAGTTAATCTGTCCACAAATCTTAATAGTGTTGAGCTTGCATTGGAATCCGATGACCTTGAGGTTACGGCTTTTGGTGGCACATTTCGGGAACGGATTGGCGGCCTAAAAACAGGTTCACTAACACTCCAGTTCATGCAGGACTTTGGCGCAGCCTCAGTTGATGCAACACTGTTCCCGCTTTACAATACACTTGCAACAGTTGTTATTGTTCCAACTTCAGGAACTGTTAATTCAACCAACCCAAGCTACACAGCAACCTGCTTAGTAAACAGTTACTCACCGTTTGCAAGTTCTGTTGGTGACATTGCAACATTCTCAGTTACTTGGCCTACATCAGGCACAGTCACACGCGGAACTGTCTAAGCAATGAAAATCAACCTGCGCGTAACTTTTAACGATGAAACAGTAGAAGATGTATCAGCTACGGCTCGTGACCTTGTTGCATTTGAGGACAAGTTCACTAAGTCGGTTGCATCACTTGAAACAGACTTCCGCATTACTGATCTATTGTGGCTTGCATGGCACTGGTTAGAACGTCAAGGTAAAACTAAATTGACGTTTGAAGATTGGTGCGATGAAGTTGAAACTATTGAAGCGAGTGAAGAAAGCCCAAAATAACTGGGTTGGGTGACTCATCCCAACACTGGCATTTGGCTTATCTATCCTGTGAGACTGGCATTGCTCCGTCAGTCTTAATGGAAGAATCTGAGCGTATGCTTTTCACAATGGGAATGTATCTGCGCTGGCGAAACAGTCAGGGGAACTAATGGCAACATCTAGAGTCACTGGGGTTGCTGACACTGTTAGAGTTCTCAACAAGCTAGACAAAGAGATTGTTAAAGAAGCCCGCAAAGATTTAAGAAGTGGCGCGCAACCTGTTGCTGATGCCATTAAATCCAACATCCCTAGCCAAGCACCTTTGCGTGGCATGATCCACAATGGGCGCACAAGATGGCAACCGTCAGGCGTTACAGCAAAGGTTAAAACCAACTTTTCTAAAAAGGCACAACGCAATGAAACATCCTTAGTTTCTATTGTTGTAGGTGCTAAAGGAAAGAATGCGGCTGGTGCTGCTTCATTCCAAATTGCAGACATGGCAGGTCGTAAAGCCAAGGGTAAAACCCGATCTGGTAAAGCAATGATCAACAAACTTAATTCAATTGCTAAGGCTTCCCGGTACGTCTACCCTGCTGCCGAACGTGAATTACCTTATGTCATAAATCAAGTTGAAGGTACAATTAAGGGGTTAAGCACCTCGTTAAACAAAGAATTAAAAAGGAACAGGTAAATCATGGCAATTATTGTTCCGATTACTACGACCTTTGATCCTAAAGGCTTGGACAAAGCCATTGCAGCGGTAAAGGCTGCCGAGGGCGGCTTCAACAAGTTAAATACAACCGTTAGCATTTTCTCAGCTAGTTTAGTTAATACTGGTCGCTCATTAACTAGAAACGTAACTGTTCCTCTTCTCGCTGCGAGCGTTGCTGTAAACAAAACAATTACAGATGCTTCCAATCTTGCAGAAGCAGAAGCTAAAGTTACTGCAGTATTTGGCGCACAAGCAAAAGAAATTTTGAAGTGGAGTAAAACCACTTCTACTGCTATCGGTGTATCAAGCAGATCAGCTCTCGATGCAGTTGGTACATATGGCAACTTATTCCAAGCGTTTGGTATAACCAGAGTTGAATCTGCAAAAATGTCAACAACATTAGTAGAGCTGGCTGCTGATATAGCTTCCTTTAGTAACGTACCAATTCAAGAAGTAATAGATGCTCTGCGTTCTGGCTTGTCCGGTGAAACAGAACCGCTAAAGCGTCACGGTGTTGCCTTAACTGAAAATAGATTAAAACAAGAAGCAAGAAATCTTTCTATCTATAACGGCATTGGTGCTTTAAGCGCAAGTCAAAAAGCAGAAGCGGCTTACTCTTTGATTTTGCGTGATACGGTACTTGCTCAGGGTGACGTTGCCCGTACTGCTGAGGGTCTTGCTAATCAAAAGAAATTCTTAGCAGCACAGGTTGAAGATTTATCTGGAACTTTTGGCGCGGTACTGCTTCCAGTTATGGTAAACGTAGTTGGGATTATTCGTAATCAAGTACTACCAAATCTGCAAAAGTTTATCGAAGCCTTTAAGAGTCTTTCACCCAGCGCAATTGTTACTGGACTTCAAATAGCATTATTCGCTGCTGCACTTGGCCCAGCCATGATTGTTGTTGGCTACATGATTAAGTTCATTCAAGGTCTCGCTGCTGCATTCCAGTTCTTGACTAAGAAGATTGTTTTGATTCCACTGGCTATTGTTTTGATCGTCGCTGCAATGGTCAAGGGAACAGATGCTTCTATGTCTTGGGGTGAAGCAATTGTTAAAGTCTTTAGGGGCATAGCGGTTGCTGCTGCTTACGTTGCCAATGGAGTTGTGACTGTTGTTAATGCTCTCATAAAGGCTTACAACGTAACAGCGAGACTTTACAAGAACCCAGAAATAAATGAAATTACTACTAACTTTGATTTCTTAGTTAGTGGAATTGACAATGCCGCTGCTGGGTTTAAGAGATTTAGTAATACATTAAAAGAGGAACAATCTAATCTTTCTGCTATTGCAGAAGAAGCTAAGAATCTAGGTGAGTCAATTGACGCACCGGGAACTAAATCAGTTGGTGGTGCTAGTAAAGCAGCAACAGATAAGATTCAACGATTTACTAAAGCCTTGTCTGATGCTAATCAAGTTCTAACTGATGCAAAGCAAAAGTTCCGTGATTATGCTAGTTCCGTCACTGGTTCGATTACAGGCGTTATAGATTTCAGTTCTGCTGCTACTTCTGAAACAGGATCATTCTTAGAGAACCTGATTGCGCAAGCTACTAAGGCTCAGGACTTTGGAACTAAAGTCAGAACGCTTTTATCTATGGGATTATCTGAAACTGCTATTGGTCAAGTACTTCAAGCAGGTGCAGATGCAGGCATAAAGATTGCAGATGAAATCATTGCTGGTGGCGCAACTGTCGTAGATCAGGTTAATACTTTGATTACAGCAACAAAGACGGTAGCAGAAGAACTTGGTATGTCTGCTGCAACTCAGTTCTATCAAGCAGGTGTCACCGCAGGTCAAGCACTTGTAGATGGTGTACGAGCTGCTATCGCTGCTGCTGGATTAAGTATCGGTGCTGATGGAAACATAACAAGTCCAGTTACTGAACCAGCAACCTCAGCAGTTTCGGCAGTTGCTTCAAAGAGTAAAGCCAAGCCAAAAGCAACTACTAGCAAGAAAGCAACTACCT